TCCGCACAAAGGACATAAAGCCGCTTGGGAAACTGCCGCTACTAAAGATGTATGGTACGTTGGTACTAATGAAAGTACTGTAGGACCAAAAGACCCACTGCCATACAATGTAAAAACAGAATGTATGAAAGTTATTTGGCCTGATGTTACAGGACATATTGTTGCCGAAACAAGTTGGTTAACATTAGCCAGTTATGTATATCAGAAACACGGTGCAGTAAAATTAATCATCGTTACTGACGAAGCATGGGTAGTTCCTACTGTACAAGATTATAATGGAAAGTCTGGTCCGCACGGCGAATACAATTTTCCAGAAATTAGACTGTTCCACGACAGTATAGAAGAAGCAAAATTAGAATTACGTAAGAGCTCTGCTACAAGTTTACGTGAAGCAGTAGCCAAAGGCGACAGACAAGCATTTAGCGATGCCGCTGGCGTAAGTTCAGAAACACCTGTTATGGGTAAACCATTCTTTGACTTAGTTGCCGAGTACTTGATGCCCTATGAAGAAAAGGCGAAGGAAAAAGCAAAGAAAAAAGATTCTAAGAAAAAAGAAGAACCTAAGAAAAAAGAAGAGCCTAAAAAAGAAAAAGAACCTAAGAAGGAAAAAGATGCTATGAAAATGTCAGAATTAGAAGAAGGCCGTTACGGTAGTTACGATGCGTATCAACGCGATTACGATTCTAGTCGCACAGGCTTTGGACGTCGTGAACGCGAAGATGATGAATATGTTAATGGACCGGATCCAGAAGAGTATTCATTCCGTTTTACTCTTATTGACAAGGACGGAAATGAAGTTGAAAGAACACCCCGTGTAACTACTACTAAAGGTCGCGAACACGCAAAGAATTATGCTCACGATCACTACGTAAAAGCAGGATTTACTGTTGTTAAGGTTTCATAATAAATGAAACAATATAGAATCAGTACAGAAAATTTAAATCAAGACAGTCCAGACGACTGCTTACTTGATCCTTCTGATCCTATATACGAAATTAAATCTATGCAGTATCTTGCAGGCTTAGGTCATGCCGCAAGACTACACGAGTATCAGGGCAGTAACATCAGTGTTACTGGCAGTGATAAAGGCAGAATACAGAGAGAACAAAACATTAAACCTGGAACACCTGAGTGGTTTCAGTTATGGTTTAGTTTACCTTACATGACAGGCGAAAAACCGGTAAATAAAAAATGAGAGCAAGCGATTTAGAATTACCCCAAGGCATGGAAGTCTATGTAGACATGGACGGAGTTCTTGCAGACTTTTTCACAGAGTATGCTAAACTTGCTGGCATTAAAAGCGGAAACTACAGAGACATTCCACCAGCGAAGACTGATCCTACATTAAACAAAATGGTAGGAACAGACTTTTTTGCACGTCTACCAAAGTTTCCTACAGCAGACAAACTAATTGATATTGTAGTTGATGTGGCCGGTGGCTACAATATTTGTTCTAGCCCATTACGCGGCGACCACGAAGGCAGTGAAAAATACAAACGTATTTGGATCGATGAACACTTAAATCAACTGCCAGACAACATTTACATTGTTTCAAACAAAGCCAAGTACGCTAGAAATCCTAGCGGAATGCCTAACGTATTAATTGACGACAGAGGTAGTAATATCAGTGCTTGGGAAGCCGCTGGCGGTATTGGTATCAAATATCAAGCAGACGAAGATAGTTTACAAGTAATATTAGATGGACTTAAACGTGCTAAACGTGTGGGACAAGGTGAAGAAGAACACGAACCACAGCAGTTAAAAAGTCTAGATAGAAGTCAAGGAAAATTAATTGCCACTAGTGGTGACAAAGATGTAGACGAAGGTCGTAAGAAAAAACGCAGAAACAAATACGGTGCGTTATATGGACCAGGTCCTTACGGACTATATGGTACCGATGCAGGCTACAGTGGTGTAGGTAGTGTGCCTGCGGGAGACGGCGGTGACGGCGGCGGATTGATGGAAGCATGGACTCCAGATAAAAAGCAACGTATCAAAGACTTTGCATTATGGGCTATCAAACTTTTAGAAATAGAACAAGCACCACGTATTAAATTAGTAGGTGATACAAAGACTACTGCACTTGGATACTTTGATCCTGAAACACAAGACATAGTTGTATCTGTTAAAGATAGACATCAAATGGATATTATGCGAACACTAGCACACGAATTAGTGCATCGCAAACAAAACGAAGCAAGAGAATTAGATGGTGCAACTGGCAGTCCAGACGAAAACGAAGCCAATGCTCTTGCTGGAGTATTGCTACGTTACTGGGGTAAAATGAATCCAGAACAGTTTAACGAACATATTGTTAAAGTTAAAGGCGGTTACGAATTAAAAAGCAAACATGGTAATAAGAACTTAGGTAAGTATCCAACTCGCGCCGGTGCAGAGAAACGTGAACGTCAAGTACAATATTTTAAACACGCAGAAGAAGACCAGCACCCTAATGAAAAACCAAGAGGTCCTGAAATTAAACCTACAATGCCTAGAGGCACTGTTAGAGTTGATGTAAGTGATGTGTATGATTGGTACAAGTTAGGTAAGAATATTGCCAACTTAAAAAATTTATCAAATAAAGATTTTGGTAAAGGGCCTCCTAGTACTATTGTATCTTTTGGCAGTGAAGAAGAAGAGCACAAATATATTGCGGCTTTGAAAAAGTTGGGCCTTGATACCACAGACATTGACCCGGTTGATCCAAAGCGGCCTAAGAATATGCCGCGTCAAAAAGTTGATCCGACATTTAATGTAGATGAAAACTTTGCCGATGGAAAAAATCCACAAGATAAAGGTGATAGTAAACGTCACGGCATCACTAAAGGCATGAGCATAGCACAGTTAAAAAAGATACGCAGTAGCGATTCTGCTAGTCCACGTAAAAAACAATTAGCACACTGGCAAATTAATATGCGTCAAGGAAAAAAGAAATGAGATTGATAGACATTATAAACGAAGGTGTTATTGATATGATGGCTTTGGCTAAACGTGCCAAGGCATTATTAGCACAAGGACTAAGCGAACAACAAGCACAGGATAAACTTGTTAAAGAAGGTATTCCTGCAAGATTGGCCGCGCAGGCTGTACAAATGGCACAGATGAGCGAAACTGTTGCAGATCAACTTACCTTAGAAGCACCTATTGCCGCTACAGATGATCCTATGGATCCTATGATTCACAGTCACAATAAAGCAAATCCTATGACGTTAAAAGGACGCATTTTGCAAACACGTAAACAGTTACAAGAATTAGCACGTATGGCAGAAAGCGATGACCTAGCAACTTGGCATCAAATTACTAAGTTAGCCAAAGGCGGCATGTTCATGGGTTTAGAACAGAATTTAGAGCAAGTACGTCACGGTTTAGAAGAATTAGCCGCTAAACGTAAGAAGGGCGGAATGCAGAGTCGTGGAATCGATAAGTTTGACGAAACTGCAACACCGGGAGGCACTAGTGCAGGTATGGTTAGTGTGGGTCCTGTATACAAAAATAAAGCCGGAAAAACACCTAAAAATAAAGACGGTACTGCTAAAAATGCCCTAGATATGAAGGCTAATCTGTTAACAGGCGGCAGTATAGCAAAACGATAAATACAACACCAGGAGATTTTAACCATGCACGACCAGATGAGACCAGTTATGCCAGGACCAGTGGACGACCACGAAGGGGCTATGGCACGTTCAGAACTATATAGAGCCGCAAAGTACTCTATGAAATTGTTCCAAATGATTCAAGACGGACAAGATTTAGAAGGTTGGGTACAGGCTAAAATTACTAAATCTGCAGATTACTTAGATAGTGTATATCACTATATGGAGTACCAAGTTAAGTTCGGCGATGGCAGCAACGCATCCAACATCGACGACATTACAGGTGATGCTGAACAAGAGCTACCAAGCGAAGAGCCAGTGTCTGACATGGATGACGAAGAAAGGAAAATTGACGAAATGACTACATATGAACAAAAATTAGCATCCTTGTTAGAAGGTGCTGTTAAAGAAGCGTCTGGTGTACGTGCAACTGACAAAAAGAAAGGTCAAGTTGATAAATCAGAAAAGAAACAATACTTTGTTAAACTTGAAAAAGATAACAAAACTCGTGGTGTTACTACTGTTGCCGACGAAGGCGAAAGCCAAGGCGAAGTACGTGATCGTATGAAACGCGACAATCCAGGTTGGACTGTGGCCAGCATCCGTGTTAAGGATGAAATCGACGAAGCCGCAGAAAAAATTGCCAAGGCTGAAAAAGACGCCAAGAACAAGAAAGAAAAAGACAAGATGATTAAGGAAGCCCTTACACAAGTAGTCGAAAAGGCTGTAAGCAAAGCACAACAAAAATTTATGGGCATGGTACACGCCGCAAAGAAAGGCGAAAAGCCAGCCAGTAAGGAAGTTGCTAAAGTTGCTAAAGGCATGAAAGACAAAGATGCCAAAGACTTTGCTAGTACAAAGCATAAAGGTCTTCCAGAAAAGAAAAAGAAAACTGACGAAGGTCAAGTAATGAGCCCACCAGATGGTGCTACAGCCGCTCCTAAGAAAGATCCAAAGACTGGCAAGTATCCAAAAGTAACTTCTGGTCCAAACAAGGGTAAAGAGTGGAGCGAAAAGACTCCTGGTCCTACAAATCCAGCATTTAAAGAAGGTGCTGAAGCAGATAGCCCAACTGCAAAAGCACTCGCAAAATACGAAGAACAATACAAAACTGCTACAGGTGCCGATAAGACAAACTTAGCAAGAACTATTAGTGCTCTTAGAAAGAAATTAGAAGCCGAAGGTGGTACAACTGCTCCTACGCCAGCAGTACAAGAATCTAACCTAGTTAAGTCTATTGTTAGAAAAGTTGTTGCTGAAAAGAAAAAGGGCGATGGTAACTTAGCCAACAATGCTAAACCATATGACAAAGTAACCAAAGGTGATGTAGTTGCTGGTCGTTTAGGCAAAGACGAAATGGGCGGCAAAGCAGATAAGAAAAAAGAAACAGTTAAAGAATCTACTGACTTATCTCGTTTGAAATTCTTATCAGGCCTATAATATCATGGACATGAAACAAATTTTACAAGCACTAGATAAAGCATCTAGTCGTAGAGTAGAAGGCGCAAATGACATGCGCCGTTTCGTGTCTATTGTGCAGGAAAACAATACATTAAAAACAGTTGCTGACAAAGTTGCGTCTGCCGCTGATGCCGCAAAAGAAAAACTCAGCGACTTTAGACCGTATGATGAAAAAGCAGTGGCTAAGATGTATAATATTAAAACTGCAAATAAAAAAGAAGACAGCGATCTAGAAGAAGCAGGCAGACCTGGGGAGCCGGGTTTTAAACCCAATCTACAAATTCCAAATGCTCCTGCATTTCCACAGGGCGATTTTTCTAAACCAGGTCGTTACGATTTAGAAGGCGGTGAGAAACTTACAGTAAAGCAAGACGGTACTAGAGTACACGATAGCGGGTTTGGTTCATTTACCTACGACAAAGCAGGTAAAGCAATCAAATATTCTAGTCCAATGTTTAACGGCTATAGTCAGGAACACGATTTAGTCACTGGCAATATTACTGTAAAGTATATGAACGGTCCATTAAATGTTGTTAAGACCTATGACAAAACTGGCAAGGAAACAGGTGCCAGTGATGCCGAATACGATTTAGGTGTTGCAAAAGTTAGACGTCAACAAGATGCTAACAAGAATGTAACTAATACAGCATCTGTTCCTGACGGTGCTGCCACACACGTAGTACAACAGCAACAACCAGCAACTATGGAAACTAAAAAATCTTTCTTAGACTACCTTACATTAGCAGAAGAAAAGCAAAAAGGTGTCGATGGTAAGGCTTGCTGGGATGGTTACAAACGTATGGGTACCAAACAGAAAGGCGGTAAGACTGTTGATAACTGTGTCAAGGATGGAAAATGAGAGCCCTTGTCTTAGCATTAGCAATATCATTAACAGGTTGCGCTACTGTTAAGAGTTGGATTCCTAGTTTCAGCGATCCTAATCAATCAGCACGTATTATAGACGTGCGTCAAAGTGTAGCACAATTAGATTGTAAACAAGCACACGCACCACAGGTTAAAATTATCAAAGATAATTTAGAATGGTTTCAACTTTATAGTGAAAGCAAAGGTTGGCGTCAACAGGACGTTCTTAAGTTAGTTAAACCTATGCAGGAAACTGTAGATGACTTTTATAAACGCAGTACAGAAAAGCAGGGTAGCGAAACTTACTGCGAAATTAAAAAGAAATTAATGGCTACACAAGCGGATAAAGCCGCTAGTGCAGTTCTTGGGAGATTCTAATGATAGAACAGTTGCAGATGTTAACACAATGTGGTCGCCCATGGGCGGCTGAACGTGCCGCAGTGGCATTGCAGATATGTGAAGCACGTCAGCAAGGACAAATAGGCGAAGACGAGTTTAGAGAATTAATGCTAGACCTAGTCAGAACAGATAAATTAGAAGAAGAGGCAGACGACATAAATTTAAAAACTATGTTAGTCACAGCCGTATACGCAGTAGCACAGGTGGCATAAATGGAAGAATTAGCAAAAGCACTTAAAATAGTATTCGCATCAGAATTTAGTTTTTATCTAAAGGCACACTACTTTCACTGGAACGTAGAAGGACCTGATTTTGCAGAATTTCATGAACTATTTGGTAACATCTACGAAGAAGTATATGGAAGTATAGATACTTTTGCAGAAAATATTCGCAAGAGTGGTAGTTACACTCCTGGTAGTTTTGAACGTTTCACTATGCTTACTAAAATTGATGATGAAACAGAGATTCCAGATGCACTATCTATGACACAAATTTTATTAGAAGACTCTGATAAAATGGCTAACTTATTTGGCCTAGTGTACAAAATTGCAGAAACAAACAATGAATTTGGTCTTGCTAATTTCCTAGCAGATCGTCAAGATGCTCATCGCAAACATTCATGGATGTTGCGAGCAACTCTAAAATAATGGAAAACGAATATCCAGTTTACCCAGAGGAAGATGGCTATGACCGTCCGAGAAACCCTTACAGCCCTGTTTAATGACATTGTAGAAGGGTTAGCTCGCTTTGGATGCGGATTAGCCGGAATTCCTTATGAATTGTAAGAACATACCCTAGGACCGTTTGGGGTTATGTGCCCGGCTGCTGGGCTAATCAACGGATTCGCTACCCTGACGATTTAAAGTGAGCACTGATAAATACTTAATAAGATTTTGGGGACAAACAAATGGATATTAGATCAATTCTAAACAAATTGGATACTGTAGTACTTGCAGAGGCTATCACAATCAAAGACGTTGAAGCCGCAGTTGCTGGTAAATCAGACGAGCAAGAACGTGCAGAGATCCTTAATGACCTAGCATGGAAACACAAACTACCAGGTTTGTATGATCCTGTTAGCGGTTACTTTGTTGGCAAGCAAGGACAGCCAAACAGCATGGGTGGCAAATACAGTATTGCCGCAACTGCAACATCAAGCGCAGATAAAACACTTGCAGATCTAGGTTTAGTTCCACAAAACGCAAAAACATCTACAGCACTAGGACGTATGTTCCGTGGCGACGACAAAGGCGAACACGATACCGCAGTTAAAGGTACTAGTGACAAAGTTAATAAAGATCGCCAGACTGCCGAAATTAAAGCAGAAAAACTTCCGCAATTAGCGGACTTGGTTAAAAAGTTACAATCTATTACTGGTGGATCAGATACCGGAACAGCAAGTAGCGGAACTGGACTTAAGATGCCAGGCATGACTGCTAATGCTCCAAAACTTGGTGGATTAAAAGTTGGTGAAGGAAGTATCTTTGAATCATTGATGAGAGAATTCCAAGACGTAGTTGGTGATGTACCAATGCAAGAGCAACTAAGTCCAGAAGCCAAGGCAGTGGCAGATCAAATTAATGCGTTAATTGACGAATTAGAAACTTTAGGAGATGATCCAGAAGTACGTAAAGCAATCGATGATGCTAAGAAAACTGTTGCAGATGTTGAAGCAGCCGAAAAAGCAAAATACGATGCAAAGATGGATAAAGACTTAGATGCCGCAAGTGCAGAAGCAGATAAAGTTGCCGCTGATACTAAAGCATCTCAAGACAAGACTGCACAAGATAAGACTGCACAAGATAAGAAGACTGCTGGTGCAGATCCTGCAATTCAGAAAATTCAAGAACAACTAAAAGCATTAGGTGTTGACCCTGGTCCAATCGATGGTAAGATGGGTCCTAAAACTGTTGCTGGTATTAAAGCATTTGAAAAGATGGCAGGCAAACCAGAAACTGGTAAAGTTACTCCTGAACTATCTACACTATTGGCAGACGGTAAAAATATCGTTGCACGTAGTCAGTTAACACAATCATTAACTGCTATCGAAGCAATCGTTACTAAGTACAAAATTTCTGAAAGTGTAACTGAAGAAGATGTATTAGCAATGACTGAAAACGAAGCAAGAGCGTTTGTTATGAAAAATATCAAATACTTTAGCGAAGCAGAACAAATTGCTATTACAAGAGATTATCTAAGTGAAGCACCTGTGCCAGCACTACCTGGTCCTGGCGGCAAACTACCGGCACTATCTACACCAGGTGGTGCTAATCCAAACGTCATCGATGTTCCATTCAGAGACATTACTCCAAAACCAAGTTGGGGACAACGTGCCATGGACTTTGTCAAAGGCGCAGGATCAAAGGCACTTGGTGTACTAAAGAATCCAAAAGCGGCTATTGCAACTGCCGCTGTTGGTGGGGCATTGGCACTAGGCGCACTATGGAAAGCATTTAGCGGCGGTGACATTGAAATGGATCCAAAAGATCTAGCAGAACTACAGAAGCATTTGAAAGTTCTAGATCAATATGGACAAGATCCTGCAATCAAAGCAGGCTTACCAGCAGATGTCCAAAAACGTCTAGATGTTGTAATTTCCAAGTTAGACAAACTTAAAAAGGCTAAGGCAGCAGGCGGACAACAACCTGCGGCTCCTGCGGCAGCACCTGCGGCTCCAGCAAAGTAAAATACTAACACTTAAAAAGCGGCTTCGGCCGCTTTTTTTGTCTTTTGACAAAATATTCGTTGACTCTGATCAAATAAACATATATAATTAAACTTATTACTAAGGAGATATCATGGGCAATAGAACCTATGGACCAGAAGAAAAGGCCAAACTAGAGCGACTAATTAACGAAGGCGTTCAAGTCAAATATGAAATTGAAAGTCTGACAGAAGGCTTAAAAGAAACAGTTAAGGCAGTAGCAGAAGAATTAGAAATCAAACCTGCACTAATTAACAAAGCAATCAGTATTGCACACAAAGGCAACTGGAACGATGTATTCAGTGATTTCGATGATTTAGAAACAATTATCGTTACTGTTGGCAAAGACAAATGATAGACGCTATTTTTGGGCCAACTATACAATGGATCAAGGATGACTGGAATAGTCATCCATTTCGATTTATTGTTGAGTTACTTGCCTGGGCTGTTAGTATTGGCTGTAGTATTACTATGGCCGTTACTGTACCTAATCCGCCATTGCTTGCTCTGTATCCTGTATGGATTAGCGGCTGTGCGATGTATGCGTGGGCCGCTTATACTAGAAAATCATTTGGTATGCTAGCCAACTATATCTTGCTAACCACTATCGACACAGTTGGCTTGATCAGAATGCTAATTAACTAATATAAAGAAAGGTTTAGTCAGCCACAAATGACTTGTTTGGTATTTGCCAGCCCTAAATGGCATAGGAGAAAAATTAAAATATGAGTTACGTTGACGCTCTCTTTGACAGAGAGAATGATATTATTAAGGTCGTAGAGCGAAACGACCAAGGCGAACGGGTTTTCAAAGAACATCCTGTACGCTACACGTTTTACTATCCGGATCAAAAAGGCAAGTTTACTAGCATTTACGGCGATCCGCTGACTAGGGTAGTTTGTAAAAACACCAAAGACTTTCGAAAAGAATTAGCCATTAACAGTGGTAAGGACTTATACGAAAGCGACATCAATCCAATTTTTGTACATCTAAGCGAAAACTATCTAAATCAAGATGCACCTAATCTAAATATTTGCTTCTTCGACATTGAGGTGGACTTCGATCCAGAACGCGGCTATAGCACTCCTGAAGATGCGTTTATGCCAATTACTGCTATCACAGTTCACCTAAAATGGTTAGACAAATTAATTACACTGGCTCTTCCTCCAAAGACATTAACCTTTGCTGAAGCCGAAGCGTTAGTAGCCGATATTCCAGATACACATCTGTTTACTAATGAAGCAGATATGTTGGAAACATTCTTAGATTTAATTCAAGATGCAGACATTATCACAGGTTGGAACAGCGAAGGCTATGATATTCCTTATACTGTTAACCGTGTGACACAGGTGTTAAGTAAAGAAGATACAAGACGTTTCTGTCTATGGAATCAATTTCCTAAACGTAGAGAATATGAAAAGTATGGCAAGACTGCACAAACATATGACTTAATTGGTCGTGTACACTTAGACAGTCTAGAACTTTATCGCAAGTTTACCTACGAAGAACGACACACCTATCGATTAGATGCCATCGGTGAAATGGAAATTGGCGAGAACAAAACTGTTTACGAAGGCACACTTGATCAACTATACAACAATGACTTTAAAAGATTTATTGTGTATAACAGACAAGACGTTGCACTATTAAACAAACTAGATGAAAAACTTAAATTCATTGACCTTGCTAATAAAATTGCACATGAAAATACTGTATTATTACAGACTACAATGGGTGCTGTGGCTGTTACCGAACAGGCTATTATTAACGAAGCGCATCGTAGAGGTTTCCAAGTTCCTAATCGTCCTAAACGAGATGACGATGAAAATACTGCGGCTGCTGGTGCTTATGTAGCACATCCGAAAGAAGGTCTGCAAGATTGGATTGGATCGCTGGATATTAACAGTCTTTATCCAAGCGCCATTCGTGCGCTTAACATGGGTCCGGAAACTATTGTAGGTCAATTACGTCCTACAATGACAGAAGCATTTATCCATGAACAAATGACTCTTAAAAAGAAATCGTTTGCAGGCAGTTGGGAAGGCAAGTTTGGAACTGACGAATACGAAGCAGTTATGGCACAACGTAAAGATGTGGAAATTACCATAGACTGGGAAGATGGCAACAGTACTGTACACAGTGGTGCAGAAGTATATAAAGTTATTTTTGATAGTCATCAGCCTTGGATGCTTTCGGCAAATGGTACAATCTTTACCTACGAAAAGGAAGGTATTATTCCTGGACTGTTAAAGCGTTGGTATGCTGAACGTAAAGAAATGCAGGCCAAATTAAAAGAATGTATTCAGGCAGGTAACAAGGTCGAAGAAGAGTATTGGGATAAACGTCAGTTAGTTAAAAAGATTAACTTGAACAGTTTGTATGGTGCTATTCTTAACCCAGGTTGTAGATTCTTCGATAAACGTATTGGACAGTCAACTACTCTAGTCGGTAGACAAATTGCCAAACACATGGCTAGTAAAGTAAATGAAATTATCACAGGTGAATACAATCACGTAGGTAAGGCAGTTATCTATGGTGATACAGACTCTTGTTATTTCAGTGCATATACTACATTAAAGAAAGACATCGAATCTGGAGTTATTCCTTGGACTAAGGAAAACGTTACTGCACTCTATGACCAAATTGGCGAGGAAGTAAACAGTACATTCGTTAAGTTTATGGAGCAGGCATTTCATTGCCCGCCAAGTCGTGGTGATGTTATTCGAGCAGGTCGAGAAATTGTTGCTAGTAAAGGATTGTTTATTACTAAGAAACGTTATGCTGTACTTTACTATGATAAAGAAGGCAAACGTGCAGACGTAGATGGTAAACCAGGCAAGATCAAGGCCATGGGCTTAGACTTGAAGCGCAGTGATACTCCTGCATTTATTCAAGACTTTTTAAGTGATGTACTTGAGAAAGTTCTAACTGGTGCTACAGAAGAACAAGTATTAGATCACATTACTCAATTCCGTACAGAGTTTAAGGCCCGTCCTGGTTGGGAGAAAGGTTCTCCTAAGCGAGCCAACAACATTACTGAGTACGAAGCCAAAGAAAAGAAACAGGGCAAGGCTAATATGCCTGGACACGTTCGTGCAAGTATTAATTGGAATACTCTGCGTCGAATGAATTCGGACAAGTATAGTATGCAGGTCACAGACGGCCAAAAAGTTATTGTATGTAAACTCAAAGCAAATCCGCTAGGGTACACATCGGTAGCATATCCTGTAGACGAACTACGTTTGCCTAAATGGTTTATGGAACTTCCATTCGACGATGCAGAAATGGAACAAACTATTATAGATAACAAACTAGAAAACTTAATTGGAGTTCTTAACTGGGATATTAAATCCACAGAAGAAAAGAACACATTTAATCAACTGTTTGAGTTTTAAAGACTTGACTTTGACCAAAAACCTAAATATAATCAACATTAAGGAGAACTATAAATGATTAAAGATATTCTAACCGACATCGTAGCACATACACATAGCCTAGGCTTTTTGCCTTTGGTAAAAATTACAGGTGCTAAAGATAGCACAACTATCGAATCAATGGCAGAGGATCGTAGCGTTATTGTTACTGCTACTGCACACAAGCCAGTATCAGAGTTTGATGGCACATTTGGTATGCCAAACTTGGACAAGTTAAATCTTCACTTGAAGAATCCAGAGTATAAAGAAAACGCAAAGATCGATGTAGTTACTGCGGAACGTAACGGCAACACAGTTCCAGTAGGTTTGCACTTTGAAAACCAAGCAGGTGACTTCCAAAACGATTATCGTTTCATGGCATCAGAACTTATTAACGAAAAACTAAAATCTGTTAAGTTCAAAGGTGCAACATGGGAAGTTGAGTTTGAACCAAGCATGGCGGCAATTGGTCGTTTGAAGTTACAAAGTGCGGCACACAGTGAAGAAACTGTTTTCCAAGTTCGTACAGAAGATAACAATCTTGTATTCTTCTTCGGTGATGCAAGTACACACGCAGGTTCTTTTGTATTCCAACACGATGTTGGCGGCAAGTTAAAGCACACATGGTCATGGCCTGTTGCACAAGTACAAAGCATTTTAAATCTCGATGGTAATATTACTATGAAGATTGCAGATGCAGGTGCTATGCAGATTACTGTTGACAGCGGTGTTGCTGTATATGATTACATCTTGCCAGCACAGAGCAAATAATCATGACTATTGAACAATTACTATACGCTAACATTGCCGCCGTAGTTTTATTGGTTATCGTTTATCATAGAACAGGTTGGCAAAAAGTTAAAGAATGCTACGGCATGTGGTTTACAAAAGAGTATTGGACTAATTATAATACTGTAGAATTTGTAAGTTGGTTTGCTAAGGCATTGATTATTGTGCCAGGATTAATCTTTGGCATTAGCCTTTGGTGGTTGTACTTTTTGACTTTGGCTACTAGTCTAGCATTAATTTGGGCCAGTAATAAAAAGTTTTTGCCAACTTTAGTAGGGTTTAATACTGTATGGACTTGGATTAGTTGTATGGTATTGGCACAGCATTTAATAAAATGAAACTATTTAATTGGAATCGTTACGAAACAATAACTGAAGGTCCAATGGCTCACGATTATACTAATGCGTCTGTTAGAAAAGAAATATACGAGGCTTATAATAAGCGTTATAAAATTTCAGTAACTCCCCTGACGCATCCAGAGCATTATGATCCGTTGGATCCTCCGTTAGGCTGGGCTTACGACCCTTACTACGAAATTTGGATACAACTTAATGAATAAAAATTTAACCGCAACACAAAACGACTACGCATACTTTTTGCCGGCAACTAGCGGTTTCTATAGTACCTTTATAGGTAAACAAAGATATGGAAACTATGTTGATCCGGCAAGAGTTCCTGCTAGTTTTAAAAACGGAGTAGAAAGTCTAAACTACTTAGAACCGGAAAAAGGTGCGTTCTACTATGACCACTGCTTGTATAGTGCAGGTCATGCTAATCTAGACCTTAACAAAGTTGATCACAGCGAAGATATGTTTCGTAATAGAGATCGCAGTACTAGTTGGGTACTAGGCGACTCCGGTGGTTTCCAAATTGGTAAAGGTGTATGGGAAGGCGATTGGAAGAATCCCAACTGTCCTAAAGCACAAAAGAAACGTGAACAGGTTCTTAAGTGGATGGATAGTCTAATGGACTATGGTATGTGTCTTGATA